AGCAAGTTAAAAGGCTGGACACCTGGAGCACAAATTTGTCAAAGAGTACCGATTGTACCAAAAGCATGGTGAAGCGTACTTGGAGCAGATGTGGGATTACTTGTTGAGAGGGGTAACTGATTTTGAATTTAAACCGTAGACTAATGAGCAACAAAAGAACCTTTAGTGATCTATCAAACGAAGAGTTGTTGAAAATCCTGAACATTGCTTTAAATAATGGTGATTGGCACACAACCACAGCAAGTGACATTCAATTGCATGATCTTTCAAACAACATGGTAGCTTATGGCACTTGCAAAATATCAAAGCACAACACATTCAGAGACAAGGAAGTTTGGTTTACTATCAATGAAAAAACCGTGCACATCTGGGAGAACAGGCCGCGCCAAAACATGATTTATGAATCTTTGTATAGAGCCATCTACAATTTAAAGGATATTGTTTCAACTATCAAAAGCCTTTTAAATGGGTAAAGGAGGATTCACACCGGAGGAAAGGGCAAAATCAAGGGATTCACAGAAGCGCACAATTGCAGCACAAAAGGCGGCTATGCTCAAATCTTTATCGGAGCATTATTGTGTCGTAAAGTATGCAGCCAAAGAGGTTGGGATTGACCGTGGAACCCATGCCCGATGGATGGAGAAAGACGGAGAATACCGGGACGCGGTAATGAGGCTACAAGAAGAAAACATTGACATAGCCGAAAACGCCCTAATGAAAGCCATTGAGAAAGGCGACAACGTTTTGATTAAATGGTACTTGGAAACCAAGGGCGCAAGTAGGGGATATGGTAGAAAACTGGTTGAGATCGGAGCCATAGGAGGCACCACAGAATTGGCAGACATTCCAAAAATAGTATGGGTGAAATCCGAGTAAATGAAAAGTTTGCCCCCCTTTTTGAAGCTCCAAAAACTCGCTACGTCCTGCTATCTGGTGGTCGTGGCGCTGCTAAATCTTTTGCTATTACCCTTCTTTGTTCTCGCATCATGGCAGAGCATCACAACCAGCGCATTTTGTACACCCGCTACACAATGGCGGCGGCAAACGATTCGGTAGTCCTGGAATTTGCTGAAAAGATCGACATTCAAAACCTTCACCCCTATTTTACCCAAAAGAAAAACGATGTTTATTGCGGATCTACTGGATCAGCGGTATCGTTCAGGGGCTTGAAGTCTGGTTCCAAATCCCAAACCGCAAAGCTCAAGTCAATCAAGGCCAACATTTTTGTGCTGGATGAAGCGGAGGAATTGACCAACGAGGACGAATTTGACAAAATCGACCTTTCGATCAGGGATAAAAACAAAACAAACCTGATCATTTTGATTATGAACCCGACTAATAAAAACCACTGGGTTTATAAGCGTTGGATTCAAGACACCCGCAGGACTGAAATTATCGACGGGGTGCCCGTGAGCATCTCCACACACCCAGACGTTACGCATATTCACGTCACGTACCTGGATAACAAAGACAACCTTTCGGAGTCTTACCTGCGTCGCATCTACGACCTCAAGGCCAACAACCCCAAGAAGTATGCCCACTACATCATTGGCCAGTGGATTGAAAAAGCAGAGGGTGTAATTTATGAGGATTGGGCCGAGGGTGTATTTGATGAAAAGTTGCCGTATATTTACGCTATGGACTTTGGGTACTTCCCTGACCCGCTTGCACTTGTGAAGATTGCAGTTGATCGAAAGCGGAAAAAGATTTACCTCAAAGAGCTGATTTACGAAACGGAGCTTTCAAACGAGGGGCTTCTACGGATGATGACCGACGCGATACCAGATAAGAGCAAGCCCATTGTATCGGACACCAACGAAAAGCGAACGGTGGCGTTTTTGCGCTCGAAAGGGTTCAGGGTGATTGAGGCAAAGAAAGGGCCAAACTCCATTATTCAGGGCATCAAGGACATGAAGGATTACGAAATCATTGTCACGTCCGACAGCCCCAACATCAAAAACGAGCTTGACAACTACGTGTGGGCCGACAAGAAAAGCGACACCCCAATAGATCAATACAACCACAGTTTGGACGCTGGGCGGTATGGGTTCACCTGGATCGTGAAGCATGTTCCAAGACCGGGCGAAATGAAAACAGGTAAAGGATAAATCAAACATAATGGCAAAAGTCAAAACCGAAATTGAGCAAACAGGCGAAGGCCAACAAAGCGAGTGGGTACACCCAGAAGCAGAGGCGATTTTTAACGCACTACTTGGAGCCTACGAAGATGCCAAAGAAGCAGGGTTTAGGGCGCAATTCTGGCGTTCAATGATGCTTTCCCTGGGTGAGTTCTACATAGCGGACAAACCTCGCGTTGTGGACTTCTTTTTGAACCAGGAAGGACTAAACCACCAACCCAAAGAGATACCCGCAAAGCAAGCCAAGCAGCCAAGCGAGTACAAAAAGGAACCCGATTACTCAGCCAAAGCCGGGCGGGAAACGTCAGGCGAGTGTGAATCTTGCGGCTAATGATTGCAAGACTATCCACCGGGGCCACAATCAACCTACCACTTACCGCGCACGAAATACCGTGGGAGGCGTTTTGCGACTTCAAAGACCAAGAGCAGGAATATTTTACCGCGCAAGAAACCGAAGATAGCCAAGCCGCAATACTTTCAATCACCAGGGCTTTGGCTTACGTATACGGGGAATGGATTTGGGATTTACCGTTTTCGCTTGATGAACCGCTTGAAGAATTGTTTCTAAGCGGCTTTACTGTCACGCTGGGAGACGATCTTTCTACAATGCGACTCTATGCACACCTTAACACGATTATCAACAACTTCAAGCCCGAAACGCTCAAGGACAAAGTTTTTAAGTTGGTGATCGGTGGCGAAGAATACCAATTGGATCAACTCAAGGCGGCTAAGTTTTTGACGCTGGAAGGTGTAAGTACAGGCGAGGCAATTGAAGTACTTGAGTTCAGGCGCATTGCAGAGAAGAACCTGGAAGAAAAGAAGTTTGCCCTTGGCAGTATGGACTTTACTTTGGGACTGCGAGAATTGGCAATACTTGTACGCAAGAAAGGAGAGGCGTTGCCCTGGAACCGCAAAGAGTTGGAGTCATTCCTAAACGACAGGATGCAAACTTTCAGAACCGTAACCGCTGGCGAAGTCTTAACCCTTCGTTTTTTTTTGATCAATTCATACTTGCTTTGGCTGCAAAACCAGATTACCAATTCTTCTGGAACGGTTCGCCCTATCAAGGTTCAGGAACTAAGTCGAAAGAAACCAGGGATCGTGAAGCGGCGGCGCGGGAAGCTTTCGAGCTGATGGGGTGGCGGTTACTACTTGATGCAGCGTTACGGGAACAATGGTACATTGGAGGAATGGAATCACTTTGGAATAGCGAGTTTGAGGATTTTGTATTTCTTACTTCTTTAAAAAATAGCAGGGTATGAGCAATGAAATAAAGGCAAAGATATTGTCTCAACAAACCACCGAGTTAGGAGTCTTTGTAATAGGTCAGATCAATCAAGCGCCATTCACAGACAAAGAAAGAGATATTATGGAATTAATCATAAAGGCTCACAACTTGTTTGTTGAAGAAGAAAGGGCGCATCCAAGCGAAATACAAGAGTGGATTACAGGTATTCATCAATTGCAATCAATACTTCAGCACAGATTGTTGTGTAGAATTTTCCCTGGAGAATTTACTTCACTTAAAAACAGTAGGGTATGAAAAATGAAGCTCTAGCGAAAGCCATAAAGGATGTTTTGAAAATTGACATTCCGGTTGATTATGAATTTAACGACGTAGAAATTGCGCTATCTGAATTTCATAAGCGTGAGCATTCGCGTTGCATGGAGATGATACAATTTTTAAACGAAACACTGAATGATTTTAAGCAAAAACTTGCTGATTCAGAGTTTAAAAATTCACGGGTGTGAAAGTACTAACCAAGGCTGATTTTATAGCCATTTGCCGCAAGATTGTAGCTCAAATGGCATCACGGGAACAAAACAAAAAGGGGGTGCCTCACCGGGTCAACTCCTTTGCTGCTTTTGTAGACGACATGCAACCAAGCGTCATGCACCCGTCATTGGGGGCCACGTATGGCGATTACAAAGCCGGGCGTTTCTTTTCCCGTAACTGGGATGCGTCTGGCAGCGATCCTTCCAAGATGTTCTTTGAATACCCTGGGATTGTGATACAGGAAACAGGTGCCTATACCAACTCTATCAGGAGCGACCGCATTTACTTGGATTTGCTGGTAGTGGCTTTTGATCGAAACACCTGCGAGAATTGCCCACCCGAAGTACTTGGAACCGAAAGCACCTTTGAAAACACGCTTTACCTTTTGCGCTCGTTCATTCGGCAATTGATGGATCATTCAGTTTTTGCTTACACTCAAGGCGAGTACTGGCAAACGCCTGGGGAATCAGCATGGAAGATTGCCAATGAGTCTGGGCAATTCACGTATGAATTTGAGCCTGGGGAATGGCTTGAAAACTTCATCATTGCTCCTCAACAATGGAAGTTCACCAAATACAGTGACGGGGCTATTGGCGGCGCGAGGGGTTACGCAGTGGAGTTTACTATCCAAGTGTGCGAAACCATCGAAACCCGAATGAAGTACAGCGACCCCACAAGCTCAGTTGTTCCCGTCACAAACTGCGAGTCATGCGGATAGTCACTTATCAGGAGTTGGTAGGCATTGCCCTCAACGCCGTGGAAAGCCTAGTTGAAAAAGGCAAGGACGAATTGAGCGAACAAGGCCACGTTGCAACAGGCCGGGGCATCGCCTCACTAAAGGCAAAAGTTGTCGAAAGTGTCGGAGATACTTTGCGCATTGGCATAGAGGGCAACGATTACCTTTTAGATTTGGACACGGGAATACCAGCGAGTAAGGTAGACACAAGCGCGGCGGCTGAGGCAAGGTTATTGCAGTGGGCCAGGGTGGTAAAACCTGGGCTTTCTGAGTCGAACCTAAAGCGGTTCACATTTTTGACGCTCAATAAAGCCGCTGTACTTGGGTTCCCCCTGCCTGGATCGTTTGCCTTTTCCAATAATGGGAGGCGTACTGAGTGGATAAAGTTTGGGCTTGAGATGAATGCAGAAAGGATCATCGAAGAGCAGTTTAAAGTCTTTGAGCTTTTGGTAGAAAACTTTGACGAAATCTACCGGGAAGCCATTGAAGAAGCACGAAAAATAGCAGCATGACAAAGGTTCTGGTTTACGAAGTCGAGATCAAAGGCGTTAAAACGGCGGTAAATAGTCAAGAGGATTTGGCCAGAGCCATACGGGACACTACCAAAGCCCGTCAGGCTGAGAAGTTCAACACCGACGAATACAAGCGGCTTGGAAACCAGATCGCAGCACTCAAGACGATCCAGCAGGAGCAAAGGCAAGAAGAGCGCAATGCCATCAACCAATTCAAACAAAATGCGGATCAGGGCAAGAATTCTTACCGGGCATTGAATGCGGAATTGGTACGGCTTCGTAACTCCTACAAAGACCTGACAGCGGAGGAAAGGCAAGGGGCTTTTGGAGCGCGAACGATTACGCGAATCCAAGAACTTGACCGGGAACTAAAAAGCATCGATGCCAACTTAGGCAACTTCCAACGCAATGTTGGTAACTACTCAAACTCATTCAACAAACTTGGAGACGCTTTAACCGGGGGGCTAGTTACCGGGGGCATTGTTGCCGTTGCCGCATTGGCAAAACAGGGATTACAAGAACTCTTTGAGTTAAACAAAGCCATTGCAGACATTCAGGCTAACGTAGTTAAAACAACGGGCCTAAGCTTCGACCAAGTTACCTCGCTTACTGAGGAATTAAAGAAGCTGGACACTCGCACAACCTTGGAAGAGTTGCTGAATATCTCCACCGTTGCGGGTCGTTTGGGTGTTGAGGGTGAAAAGGGCGTGTTTGAGTTCACTAAGGCAATTGACGTGCTCAACGTGGCCTTGGGGGATGATTTTGGGGGGAATGTAGAAGTTGTAACGGATCAAGTAGGCAAGCTTTCAAACGTATTATTTGGGGCCACAACTGACGGCGAATTACTGGCAGAAAATTTGCTTTCGCTTGGCAACGGCTTGAATGTTTTGGCCGCAAATGGTGCAGCGTCAGCCAACGGGATCACCGATTTTGCAAGCCGAATAGCTGCGTTAGGCGTGCCTCTTGGGCTTACAGCAGGCGAAATCCTGGGCATATCCGCAAGCCTGGAAGAATTGGGAGTTACGGCAGAAAGGGGCGGCACCGCAACGGGGCGTATATTTCAGGCGCTTACTCAAGACTCAAAGAAATTTGCTAAAGAATTTGGGATCACTCCTAAGGTATTGAAGGATGCAGGGATTGAGGCTAAGTCATTCACCGACTTAGTAAATACCGACCTTGTGAAAGCTTTACAATTGGCATCAAGCCGGGCCGTAACACTATCCAAGGACAATGTTGATTTATCAAGCAAGCTAAAAGCCGTTGGGCTTACCGGGGCGGGTGAGCTTGAAACCTTCTTAAAGCTTGGCCAAGCCAACGAAAGGCTATCTGAAAATATCGGAGTTGCAAACAAAGCCCTTGAAAGTCAAGATTCTTTGTTGTCAGAAGCCGCCGCTAAAAATGAAAACCTTGCCGGGGCTTATGAACGTTTGATCAACGACATCCGAGAATTTTTTGTGTCCTCCGATGTTCAGGACTTCTTTTTGGCCTTGATCCAAGGCGCAAGGGATGCAGGTACAGGCATTCAGGAGCTAGGCGCAACCATCGCCCCGTTGGGCCAATCAATTGGTGATCTTGCGAAGGGTTTAAGTGGGGCGAGTAAAGAGTCAGACGGGTTGACCGCTGCTTTTGATTTGCTCAACAAGGCCGGGAAACTTGCACAAAAACCGTTTGAGTTTTTGGTTGCTACTGTGAACGGGCTGATTAAGGGCTTTACTTTTCTGGGAAATAAGGTCAACGACTTTTACAATGTCATCCTTGGCCCACTTGACCGAACCGAAAAGAAAACCAAGGCATCAGCAGAAAGCCTAAAAACATTCACCGACTTGGCCAACAAAGGCAAAGGTGATGTATTGCAATTTGGGGCTGGTACAGAACAAGCGGCAAAGGGTTTGGATAAATTGGCATCCAGTGCAGGCAAGGCCAAAAAAATAGTTGAGAGTTTCGCCAAAGATTCATTGTCATTCCTACGTAGTGAAGTTTCAAGGCTCGAAAAAGAGATTGATCAAGCAAGCCCCAAAGACCAACCCGCATTATTTGAGCGCCTGTTTTCCGCAAAGAACCAATTAAGCAAAGCCGAAAAAGAACAAAAGGCGCTACTTGACAACCTGACCGGATTTGTTGAAGCAGTAAAAGAAGTTCAGGACGTTTCAGAAAAGACGTTTCAACGCACCCAAACCGTAACTGAGGACGGGGTAATAAAGCAGGTTCAACAGGCCGAAAAGGGGTTAAGGGTAGTTGGTAAAAGTTTAATTGATCGCCTTGCAGGGCTTGGGCTTGAGATCAACGACGCTTCAACTAAGTTCACCAAGGACGCGACCGACCGAATCAGAACAGATTTTGAGGTAAGTTTGGATGCTTTACTTGAAGAGTTCGGCAACTTCTTTACATCCGGTCGGTTCTTTGACACACTCACTGAGGCCGGGGCCGCAATATCGGGTCTTGCCAGTGCTAGAAATGAATCCGAATTAAACGCCATAGAAGAGCGTTACGCCAAAGAAATTGAGTTAGCAGGGGATAACACCAAAAAGAAAGAAAAGCTTGAAAAGGAGCTTGCAGCAGAGCAGGAGCGCATCAGAAAGAAAGAGTTTGAACAGCAAAAGCGTTTCAGGATTGCTTCTGCCTTGTCTTCGCTGGCATCCGGTGTTGTCAATATCTTGGCTACTCCATCAATTATTCCTGACCCATTGGGTGCTTTGTACAAGGCTGCCCAAATTGCATTTCTAACCTTTACCACAACTACCCAAATCGCCCAAATTAGCTCGCAAAAAGCCGCTAAAGGCATGATCATAAAAGGCCCAAGCCACGCACACGGGGGAACACCCGTACAAGTAGGCAACACCACAATTGAGGCCGAAGGCGGGGAATGGATAGGCGATGATGGCCAGGGAGGCACCGCCATAGTCAACAAGCACAATACCGGGCGCTACTACCCTATTTTAAAGCAACTCAGCGCGGTAAACTTCCCAGGCAAACGGATTGTATTATCTGCCATCAATGCCGACCGGGGCTATGGCGTTAAGTTTGAGCAAGGGGGATTGCTTGAGCCGAATTTCTCTAAAATGAATGTGGGTGTGTCGGGGGCCGCTGTAAGCATCGTTACAATAGATGCCAACTCGATCCAAAACATGGCCGCCGCCGTTGGAGTCGGAGCCAAACGAGGGGTTGAGGCTGGGCTAGTTGTAGCCAACCGGGAAAATGAAAGGATTGCACAGGCAGAACAAAAAAGCAAGATATGAGCTTCACGATAACAAGTCAACCAAGCGACACCGTACCACAGCCAAAGAGCAAGTACCTGGAATGGTTATTAGGCACAACTGTTTTTTTGAATAGCGCGGATGGATTCGCCACGTTCACGGTGACTTTTGTGGACGGGGCCGAAGCCGACGCACTGGAAGTTATTGCTGTAGATTCACTCTTTACCACCGATTCAGCATTCCCTTTTACGGCGCTCACTTACCACCATGAAGCCGCCAAAGAAGATACTGCCGCCAACTTTGCGGGAATGCTTTCAGTAAACCCCGATTTTTTAGACTGGGTTGTAACTTATTCTGGGGCCGTAGTGACCGCAACCAGGTCAAAGCCGGGGGCGCTTGATCCGTTCACCTTTGTATTTGGCGCACTCACCAACCCGCCAACAGTTTCCAGCACCAATGGCACCACCGAAAGCAGAAAAAGTAAGTTTGTGATTTGGGATTTGTACGAAGATTTAACCCGCAGTGTGGGCCGAAAGTCAGCCGCAATTGATCCAAGCGGGGTAAATGGCGTGTGCTCCATCAAGTTCGACCCTGCTTTCCTATTCAGTACTTACGAACCCAAAACCGATTTGCTTTTTTGGGCTGAAGATAGATTTTGGATGGACATTCTATTTAAGGCCGCGCTGATCAATCAAAACAGCATTTGCCAACAAGACGTGGAAGAAGTTGTACAAGGAGATGTATTTACTCTGGTAAATTCCATCTTTCAACCTACCGACCAATTAGGGTTTGCACCATACACTAGCGACCCCAGCGACGACGGCCCAGGCGATCCGCTTGTAAAATGGGTGACGGGCAACCCTTTGAGGCGGTATCTGTATAATGACTTCTTTGAGTTGGCCGGTATTTACTTGGTCAATGATGGCGCATGGCGCACGGCTAATCCTTTCCTAATTGAGTTTACAATTCACATTGGAGAAACTACCGAAACCATTGCAGCTTCACCCGATACCGATGCACACCGTTTCTTTTTTGTGCCCATTGGCACCCTTAACGGATCGTATACGGGCCTACTCGATACAGCGGATAGCGTAGATATTCAGGTATTCGCCTATACAGATGGTGACGTGAAAACCGCGTATTCTGAAAAGTTGGTTAGAACATTCTCACATCAAGATTGCGACTGTAAAGAAGTGATTATTTACTTGGGCGATCTTGGGAGCTTTGATAGTATCAGATTTGGAGAATTGAGAGCACTCAATCAGGGCGTGGCGGCAGCAACCCGAATATTTGAGCCTGGGGGCCGTGACTACGAAGATCAGATACAGGACGTTGTCAAGGTGGACACCATCACCGATGCACAAAACGAGCTAGTCTATATCTCCGAACCCATCAACGAATTGAACCGGGGCATGTTTGAGCAGCTTCAACGAAGCCCGCAAATTTACAGAATCAAGCAGGTGGAAACCACGTCGGGAACGGTATCGAAATTGGAGCGCTTACAAATGACCAGAGGAAACTTTGTGAACATGAACAGGGGAGGGGATAAGCGATTTGAAGGCGTGTTTAAAAGTGCATCTGGTACGAAGTGGCACCGATAAAATAAAATATCAAATGGAAAACTTTGAAGAGTCTTTGACAGACGAAGAGAAAGAACACGCGAGAATTGAAACCGAAGCCTACAATGCTGTGAGAAATGGCATTGATTGGGGCAAAGAAGAGGGCGATTTGGATGTTGAGGTTATTTTATACGCGATGAAATATCTTCAAGGAAATCCAGGAGCTTCAATTCCTGACGCGATTGACAACGGATTAGGTGAGTGGTTGAAATAAAAAAAAGGGGCTATTAACCCCCGCAGTGACATGTTTACTCTACTTCATGAACATAAAAATAGTACCTCATAATTCACAACGCCACAAATCTACACCAACGAAATGATAAAAGCAAAGAAAATTTCTGGCATTCCTACGCATTTACTAACTGATGGTGAGTTTTATTTCGATTTGCCAGAGGATTACGGCATACGCAAGTCAAAGAGCCGTAGTGAGCTTGACACCGAGAACAAGGTAAGTCAAGAGGTAGCTTTGTCTTTTACGCTACCTCGAAGCCCAGGCAATGACTATTTCTTTGCTGACTATATGGCGGCGGTAGATGTTTGGGTTTGGGACAATGGCGAGATTTTGGAGTTTGACGAAATCCGACTGACAGAAACCAAAGAGGATGGGTACGAAGTTGAAATTTACGGCTCTAATTGGGCTGAAAAGCTGCAAAGGTTACGGGTTCGGGACGTGGATTTAGGGGAATTTGAGTACACAGATGCAGAAATTGCAGCGGCTTGGAGCGATACAACAATCATGGCAACGCCAACCCTAGCAAGTTATGGCGGTTGGAACCAAGAAGGAAGCGCAACGCTCAAGGATTTGCGCATGTGGTTCAATCTTACCAAAGTCATGCGGGCCTGTTTTTGTGCAATTGGTTGGCAGTTTGAAAGTAGCGTTTGGGATGTAGCGCCACTCAATAGGCTTTTTGGCATGATCTCAGGTGAGCACTGGTATAGCTACGCAGGCAAACAAGACCCTTTGCGGGTGACAGTAGGCAACAACGGGAGCATGAGCCTTGACGGGACAATGAGCAATTTGATTTTCCCTGATACTATTTACGACCCCTTTGGATTGTATGATAATATCCTCGCATTCCCTGGGGGATACCTCTACCCTTCTGGAACCGCAAGCCAAAACGAAATTGACCTGAATTTAAGAATGAGCCTTATTGTTGAACTCGAAGAAACCCCCGCAAACCTTCCCGGCGCAACATGGTCACTGATTTTGATTTGGAGCAGTGCCGTAACATCTGGCGATATAATTTTACTGGAACAAATTCAGGGAATACCAGGCGAAGCACAAACGATAATTGTCGAAATAGATTTTAGGATTGAGAATGTCAGCGAGGGAGACACATTCAGCGTGTACGCAGGATATACAGACAACATAACGCCAGGGGGTATTGATTACCCTTGGAGTATTTCACCAGGGGGGAGATTGAGCTTTGAACCTGACCCTCCGCGCTACATCGAAAACGACACCATCAATTTGGGTGATCTCATTGACCCTAATTTGAACGCCCTGGACTTATTCAAGGGGATGCAGCACATGGTCAGTGGCATCATCAAACCCGACTTCAACACAAAAACAATCAGCCTTTATCCACCGTATCAAACCAGTATTGACGCTACCGTAATGGAGGGCTTTTTCTTAAACTCTGCCCTGGACTTGACCACCAAAGTACAAGGTGGGTCTTTGGTCAAACGGGAAATAACAGAGCAGCACGAACGGTATTTGCGCCTACAATTCAAAGAAAGTTCTGATTCGTTCATCGAAAGCCGCAACTTTCCCGTACAAATCTGGTCAAAACTCGTTGACACCGGGGGTGCAAAAGAGGAAACCAAGACCCTTGAAAACCCAATCTTTGAACCCACTATTGAGCGAGACACCACAGTTGAGGAAATCGGGTTCCTTCCTGACGGTTCCAGCGTTGACGCAACCCCCGCACTTATGGCACTATGGGACAATGAAGATGGGAAACTGAGTAAAAAATTGGGGTATCGGGTAGCGTACAACCACGGGCTAGTGGAGCAACTGAACAGCAGCGGCGATCCTTACCAACTCGTTTACGAAGGCGCTGCAATCTCAGAGTTTGGGTACTTATCGCAGTGGCCCACACGCGCGGTAAGTGTAGCCGGATTTTACCGTCCCGTGTACGGATCAAGTAATGGCGACTTTTACACCGCGTTTTGGAGATTGAAAATTGTAAAGGATTTTTACAAAAACGCTGACTTTGAATTACTGCTTTGGCTGACTGAGCAGGATTACAAAGAGCTGGATTTTCGTAAACCCGTGCTCGTTGATTATTACGGGTATCGGCTATTCAAAGCCCTGGCAGTTAAAGACCACCGGGGAAGTTTTGTAAGCACACCCGTAACTTTGGTTGAAGAAAGTGAAAACACGATACAATAAAAAAGGCGCAGTGAGAACCGCGCCAAATGCAATGATTAATAACAATCTTAATAAATGAGAACTCAAATATACAAAGCACTGGCATAACTTACAAGAAAAATGATCAGGACAGTACATTTAACACAAGAACAAAAGCAAGCCATTGCAGACATGGCAGAACAGGAAATTACCTGGGAGGATGCGAAGACGCTTTTCCAGCTTGGATTTTGGCGCGGCTCTGAATGCTGTGCAGATTTGAAGGACATCAAAAAATGGATCAAATGGGCTATACACGAAGGGAGTCTACCCGCATCGACATTGAAAAAGTGATTGTGATTTTTTACAACCGCATTGCCGGGGCGAAAGCTTCAAGTATTGCCGACATCCCCAAAGCCCCTTTGGCCTTGTTGCTCAACATGACCTATGAGCAATTGACGGCGGCATTGATACGGGAGGACTCACAAAAGGGCATGAGCTGTGAGCAATTGCGGATAAAGTGGGGATTGACTGAGAGGAAATTGAGAAGGGTAACGGGTAAGAAATAAAAAAGCCCCTTTCGGGGCGGGTTATTATCCTATATCAATAGGTTCGTCTGATATTTGTAATGCCTGTTCAATTAAATCAACCAGGCTTTTTTCTTCGCCTCTTTTCGGGAATGAAAGATCATTCAACAATTCAGCGATTTTAAGCATGTTGTTGAATTTCTCCCTAGGGGTGTTTCCTGGTATTAAATCAAGAGTTAAAGTTTCAAAGTTTTCCATAGCTTATGGTTTAAATGTTGCTGGATAAGCAGGAGTGAAAAATATAGTCCCACTTGCTTTTGGTTCTCCATATGCCTTATGGGTTTTGGGGTTTAAAAAGTATTCGTTTGCTTCTGAGTAGGTCAGGTGCTTTATAAATCTTCTTGATCCAGGGTTGAATAATCCCCATGTATCAACTCCATTATTTACGGTTCTTACAATCACGCTAAATGGATCGGGTATCCATTTTCCCCTAGATAAAATTTTCACTTTGTAGTTGAATGTTTCCATGTTGTAAAGTTATGTTGTGAATTAATGTACACAAATATAAGTGCATTTATAATAGTACACAAATTTATTTTACCTGAAATGAAATTTATTTTTCAGTCAAAAACGTCCGACCACCAACCCGCCACCATTCCAAAGCCCGTGCAATAAGTAGATTTTTGTTGAAAATCGTACACATGGCCGAGGTTTTGGATAAAGTAAAGCCGGATGAAGTCTTTACAGCATGGGAATATAAGGCGATAGAGCCACCGGAAAGGCTTAAATCAATGGTTCCTGAATATGGAATCTATGTCGAAGGGTACGCAAATAAGACCAGCAAAGACCTTTTAGGAGATGTTGTAGCTGCTTACAATTGGAATCAGGACACCGTTGACGGCTACATGAAAAACGGATACGGCACTCTCTTATTTAACCACAACGAAAACAAAGCAGTCGGCAAAATTCTGGAAGCTGAGGCAATGCAAGACGGGCTTTTTGTGCGCGGGTACGTGTCGAAGTCTTGGTCAGATTCTTGGATGCTGGAAGAGGGCTATATCAAAGGGTTTTCGATTGGGTACTTGACCAACTGGGAGAAAAGCCTATACGAACCTCAAACAAATACTTTCTTTCTGGACATTGCCGCGCTTTACGAAATCTCAATTACTCCAATTCCTGCAAACTCCGACTCTCTTATCACTTCAATAAAGGGCCTGATACCAAAGGCTTCACCAAATACTAAAACAATGAATGGACTTTTCAAAAAGATCAAAGACCTGTTTGGCGTAGATATTCCAGAAAACGCAACTGAACAGGCCGCTATCGAAGCTTTGCAAGGTATCAAATCCCTCAAGGCTGAAATCGATGCGGAAGAACTCAAAACAATGGTAGCCGCCGCCGTGGCTGAACTAGGGCTAAAGAAAATTGATGATTCGGCTTTTGCTGAAAAGTCGGTTGTTGAAACCCTGAAAGGCACCGTTGAGGCCCAGGCTAAAACGATCAACGACCTGGCGGCGGAACTGGCTGGCAAGAAACTGGACGAACCAAAGCCAGGGGAAGGCAACGCCAAAACCGGACTAAGCGACACCGAAAAAGCATTTGGGAAAGCCTTGAAGGCTACGATCAAGCTTTAAGCGCAACAAATTTTACCACTGTAAAATACAAATAATGGAGCCAATAACTCTCGATCCTATTTTCATGCCAGATAGTAACATGCTGATGTTTCAAACATCAGAGTTGAACTATTTGGCAGAGCAGCGATACAATGACAAGTATGGATTTTATCAGGCTGCTTTCGGCATGTACTCATACATGCGCCTCACCACTGATTTGGAATACAAAATCTGGTACCCAACAGGTGAGCCACACCTTTGGCAGCCGCACAACTCTTGCGCCTGGACACCGCTAGGCGTGTACGGATTCGCCAACAAAACCATCACCCCTTGCAAATCCAAGCTCAACTTGGAGTTTTGCAACGATGAGTTTTACAACAGCGTTTTCCGTTCCTTCCATGCCTGGAATACCGGGGCCACCGTTGGACTGAGTGCAGCAGGTCAGGCAGCGTTGACGGCATTGACCAACACCTTTGCTGCTGATTACTTCGCCCCGGTGCCTTGCTGCTTGCCTACCTGTGCGCATATCAATCACCACAAGGACGCAAACGGCGGCAAACGGCGGCCACGCAGGGGCAATAAGTCCAGCGACAAAAGTAAGCGCCCAAATAATCCCAGGCCACAATCCCGAAAACATGGAGTGTAGCACATCCCCAATTTCAATAAACATTTTTGCAAGACTGATTCTCATAGATTTCATAGTTGTCGGGGGACTTATTACGAAATTTATTTAAAGCCTAAGTTTTCGATTGCGAACTTATCCGACTTCAACACCTGCAATGTGCGGTCAAAGCTTACCCATCGGCCCCGGTTGCCTTGAATCTTGTAGATCGTGGTTTTGTTTCCTTTGGCGGGTAGGTCGGTAACTTCAATCCTGGCATCGCCCCAGAACTTCATCGGGTAGTTTTGCACAGCTTGACCTGTCCCGGTTCTAATTACCACTTGCCCGTTTGGCCTTCGCAAGATTTGACAATCCACGGTTTTCACGGTTCCGTCTACGTTGGTTCGGAGTCGGTAGTTCCCAAACAGCGAATCACTCGCTTCCTTCTCAGCTTCTTGAAAAAAGTCTTTGGCGGTGGCTCGTTTGATTGCGGTGTTGATTCGTCCGGCTTCACGGTCGTAACTGTTTTGAGCAATGAGCCGCGCCGCAATTTCTGCAAGTTGTCGCCCTGGATCAACTACCAATGTGTTTTTGTAGAAGTTGACCAGCGTTGCGGTGTCCCTTGCTGGGATATTTGCGCACGGGTTCTTTTCATCCCATCCCACGGGTTTAGCATCGAGTGAGACGACTTTACCCCTTAATTTGACTTGGTAGCCAACCCACCAAACAACGCTGTCGCACTGGTTTAGATCGGTGTAAAACCAGATCGAATCTTTTACGAAACTGTCTTGGCTGTATGCTAAGACGGGCAATAATGCCAAAATGATCACTTTTAGGAATTTCATATTTTCGGTTTTAGTAAATTTTAATCCAGCCGATCCCGGCATAAAACTTGAACTTTCGCTGACTTCCAGCGACGGCGGTAGTTACTGCGCTCCCAATTATCGTTTCACCGTTCCCATCGAGCGTTAGCGAACTTATTGCGTTGTTGTACGTCAGGGTGCAGATTTGACCGTCTTCAGGGCTTGGGGGCATCTCGAACGTAAACGAAGCCTGAGTGCCCCCCTGATTGATCAGGTTATCGCTGTACTGGCTTGAAAGTGTTTGCGGGCTTGATGTGCTGGTGATCTCGTTGTAGGCTTCTTGTTTGGCCGTTACAAGCCCCTCTATTTTTACAGCACCTACAACGTGCAATTTTTCAGCAGGGGTTGTCGTCCCGATTCCTATTTTAGCGTCGTAAGTTGCGCTGTTCACCCCGTTGATTGCCCCGATGGTTATAGACTCACTTTGGCCGATAGCGGCATAGTTTCCAATTGCGGAGGCATTATTAAACATTGTGTCAGTCGCCCCAGTGTAATTACCGATAAAAGAAAGGTTTGTACCTCGTTTAATTGTGTTTCCCGCTTGATAGCCGTACGTGCTTATCTGATCGCCGTAAACAAGTTGCTGTGCTTGTTGATACCCTAAGTGAGTACCGCCAACGCTTCGTTCCGTCATGGTATTTCCATTCCCGTAGCCAAAGGAAACAGTTTGCTCAAGGTTTACACCTGATGTTCTGTTGAACGCACGGGGGGAGACAATAACCGATCTATCTAGGTTTGTCGCATAGCGAACCGATACACTGCCACCTATAAAAAAATCACTTCCGGTTGCCGCTGAAAAATCGGCTAATTGAGTGCCTATTGCAACAACGTTGAATGCTGGACTTGCCCCGTTTAGTACAGCATCCCCAAACAGCATCAATCGCCCGCCGCTAGTTAGTGCATTTTCTGCAAGTTGCCGCCCGATAAGAATATTAGGATAAGCCGTAAAGCCTTGCACATTTGTTCGGATTGCCCCGCCAAACATAATCGAACCCGGTTCATTGCCTATACTATATCCAAATTCAGGGGTTGCGCCCTGTGTATTAACTCTGCCAGATGGAAAAACAATTCTATCCTTTATGTATACACTGTCTCCTGTTTGACTAATAACTAAGGAATTGCCTAGTGATAAATTAGCGGTATTGCTTCCAAAAAGAACATCTCCTGTTGTAGATTCAAATGCTCTGTTTTGTGCTGTTCTTAGGTTCGTTAACGTAGGATTGTAGTAAAACCCGCGAATTATTGCGCCGCTGGTAGTGTTTGCATTTAGGTTTATTGTTGGGTTTGCGTGGAAAAAGTTAGTTATTGAGCCCAGTTGCCCCGATATAGAATTATTTACACTTAATACGTGTAACGTACTGGAATGCGAAAGGCCGCCTTGACCATTTTGGATATTCACTAAACTATTATTAACACTGCCCACTTGAGTTGTTGCTATAACTTGGCTTGTATTTGTCGCACCCCAATTCCACGTTGGGAAAGAGATTGCGCCTGCAAAGGTTACGCCATCGCCAAAATAAGTATTGCCCGCCCTGACGTATAGCGCCCATGAGTTAGTTGCTGTTATATTCCCACCTAAACCCGGCGAGTTTTGAATGTAAATAGAACTTAGGTTTGTAACCGTCGTTGGTGAAGACGCTATAAATGTAGGTTGTCCGAAACTGACAGACGTTAAAAATGGAATTGTGCCGCTGCTGCTTGTGTTTGTGTACGTCGCTGGTTGAATCCTTAATGAAATGCCATTTTCCCCCCAGTTTGATCTTGACTTGTTGCCCTGCATGTCTATTTGCGCGGCAGGGCTTCCACCTAGTCCTAAATTATCGTTTGTACCATCGTAGACAATACCCGCGTCATCTGTAATTTGTCCGTTTGTATCAAAGAACGGAATCCGTGTGGCCGCCCCCCTAGCAAACGTACTTTCAAGCCCGTAAGCCAACCTCGCCCCCTGATACCAAGCAGGCCCCGCACCAGTCACCCAATACATATCCTTAGTAACCCCGGTTGGCAACCCAACCAAACTATACTCCTTCAACTGCATCGGCAACCCCATCACCACCCGGCTCCCGTTCTCCGTTATCGCAGCATCTCCAACAACCCGACTACCCGTAAATTTCACAAAATTATTTATGGTTCCAGCCCCTTGAATGTAGGGGTCAAGCATTGCGGCGGTATCGGCAATTGGAAGATAGGCTGAAAGGTCGATGGTTGCAAATTCTACTTTTCCGTTTGTGTTGTCTACAAGCTGAAGGTATTGACCATTTGTTGCGGTGTTGTCATCAACGCCTTTAGTGACCATGTACAGATACTCAGTTGTGCCGAATCCGTAAGCACCCATCACTACGCCGTTGCCCGGATCACCCGAACCACTTTCATTTACCCCTATTTGCGCGGAATTTGAAGTCACCGTCCAACCCGCTGTATAATATGGGTTTGTGGTTTCGTTAGATACCAACAAAAAGGAATTATCTCTTTGCACTTGAAACCAAGCCGTTCCGCTTGTGGGTGATAATGGGTTGAAAACCAAATATTTTAAAAAAGGATCGCCTGAATTCCAGGTCATTGTCAAGTCACTAAAAAGCCCCCCAATAGTATCTTTCATTGTGTTGTACCAATACCTATTACCCATCTGCACCATTTGGCGCACACTACCTGAACGCCTAGCCCAGTAAACAGTCGTGTCCCCCGTTTCCGGTGTGAGATAGTCCAGGCCAAACTCAGCGCTTGAAAGCGTATCTTTCATTTGCCAATTGTAACCCTCTGTGGTGATGGTTGTATTCTCAATCAAAAAGCCCCCCATGCGCACGGTATCACCCTCAGTATAAAGCCCGTTTTCAGCCACTACAATAGCTCTTGGGCGACATGCCAACAAAAGGTTTTTCATGGTTTCATAATCCTCAACGGCGCTGAATTTGCGCTTTGCAGGGGTGCCAAAACGGCCATAAATCCAGGTTCCCCCGGTGGTGGTGTTTTCTTCGATGTTGGCTATCCAGTTTCGATTTATGCCGTAATCCGTGGAGCCAACCGTGAAAGGGATAATGATAAACTTTGAACGCTCAAGCACATCATCAAAATCATCCTGAATGCGAATCTGTGTCTCCCATTGGATGCCGCCAAAGTTTGGGGCGTACTCAACAAAAAGTTTGGTGCCTGTTCCGTCCCGGGTAATGTACTGGACAAAGACCCAATCAACCGTTGTGACATTGCCATTCAAAAGAGTGACTTCTAAACAGCATTGAGATAAAACAGAATCGGGCAAAGCTGTTACACTTTGCCCTTTTCCGTTCAACCCTATCATTACCAAAATGAGCAAAACAAAGATAGAGCGCATTGGATGGAATATTTAAGAAGGAAAATCAGAACGTGGTACGTCTGCAAACAAGGGTGCAAAAAGCTGGTTCCCCTGCCATGCCAGATCATCGGTTGATGTGCTGGTTCCAAGGTCGCCGCCCTGGTCATTGTGCTGACTGATTCGGAAATTGTCAACGGGGCGTGAAAACTCTTCGCCATTCCAGTCTACGCCAATCACCCGCTTTTTACCGTTGTTGCCAAACAGTACTACAACCAAGTCACAGCACTGAATTGCGTACTGCAAATTGTTGCGGCGGTCACGGTCTTTGCTGTCGAAAATACAAGCGGCGTTGCACTCATAGAAGCCCGTGGCCGACGTATAATTGAAATTGTAGGTTGCTCCACGTTTGCGGGGTTCGATCTTCTTCCAGGTAGCCCCACCGACCATTGTAAAGCCTAAAATTTCTTGATTGGTTTGATCGAAAAGCAGGGCATCGCTTGCCATGTCCGCCCAATCAATCTCAGAGTATTTCGCGTAAAACCCAATGTACCACCCGCCCCGGTCGGCGCAAGTTTCGGAACTGATAAGGTTCTTGGGTTCGCAGATTATTTCAGCCATTGTTTTAGCTTTTAATTGTGAAAGGGAGAGCCGTTAAGCCCTCCCCGATATATCCCAAAAACGATTATAGCGGTACGGTGTATTTATAACCCCCGGCAATGTACTTGGTGTCGCTGATCGCGGTTGCGCTCAAGGAATGCGACAAGAACAAGACTTTGCCCAATTCGTCCAAGTCGGTTTTTTGTTGGATCGCAACGGCAACCTCGCCACTTCCCAATTCAGGAATACGTGCAAAGTTGCTACCCAACTGAATCGTACCGCAGATGGTGAGGTAAGCAAAGTGGCTACGACCTGTCAGCAACTTGTCGTAGTTGGCAACGTCACCCACTGGGATAACTGGAACATTGTCGATGTACATTACATCGTAGGTTTGCCCGTTGGCAGTAATTGCCCGTTGGCTGATCCGTGGCTTGATCTGAACCGCACTGGCATTAAGGGCCAACAAGTCGGCGTACAACTTCGCTTTGATGGAGTTGGACACAAGGAACATTGGCATGAACGAACGGCCTGTGTCGCCAACACCGCCGTCAATAATCGCCTCTTGCAAATCGTTGGTAGCGGCTGCGAAAATAGCGTCATACAGCGCAACCACGGAACCAGTAAAGGTTTGGCCGTTGGTAGCGATGTTCTGACCTCCACCGGATTGGATAAACAAGCTATCCAAATTCAAGTGGGCGTACTTCACTGGGTCGCCAGCCTCCAAGTCGATAAGCAAATCAATCCAACCCCGGCAAGTACCAACGGTCTTTTTGAAAGCTTCTTCAACGTTAGTAGGGGTGCCGGAAACGATGGCCACGGTTTCAGGGTCGAACAACTGGCCAGCGGTCAACATCATCCGGTTTCCTACGGTGGCGCTTTTCACGATGGTATTGGTAAGCGCGGTCAAAGCCGCCTGACCTGCTGCGCTCAATCCAACAGTGGCCCCGGTATTCCAGGCATGGAAGGAACGGAAAACGCTGTTGTAAAACTCATCGTTGCAAAACTCCAAGTTCAATTTGGATTTGCATGGAGAGATAGTTTTGTTGGCAAATCCGTAAACACCAAGGGGAGTCCAGGCGCAAGAGTTATGCGGCTGCCAAAGGTGTGGTTCCCCCTGTGGGTACCAAATTTTGTATTCCATGTCAGAGGTGAGGCGCATGTAAGAGTACATGCCAAAAGCAGCCTGATAAAATCCAAATTTATCGTTGTATCGCTGCTCTGCCAAATAGTTCAACTCCGATGTTTGGAACATCAGCATATTGCTATCCGGCATGAAAATTGGTTCCAGAGTTATTGGCTCCATTATTTTTATTTTACAGTGTGGGCAAAATTGATTACGCTTTCACAGAGGCTTTCAGAGCCTTGCCAAATGCTTTTTCGGTATCACTCAATCCGGTTTTGGCATTGCCTTCGCCCGGTTTTGGCTCTTCCAGTTTCTTACCTGCAAGCTCAGCGGCCAAATCGTTGATCGTTTTGGCCTGGGCCTCAACGGTAGTTTTCAGGGTTTCAAGGACTGACTTTTCAGCAAAAGCCGATTCGTCAACCTTTTTCAAGCCCAATTCAGCCACAGCGGCGGCTACCATTGTTTTGAGTTCTTCTGCGTCAATTTCAGCCTTGAGGGATTTGATACCTTGCAAAGCTTCAATCGCGGCCTGTTCAGTTGCGTTTTCTGGAATGTCTACGCCAAACAGGTCTTTGATTTTTTTGAAAAGTCCATTCATTGTTTTAGTATTTGATGAAGCCTTTGGTATCAGGCTCTTTATTGAAGTGATAAGAGAATCGGAGTTAGCAGGAATTGGAGTGATTGAGATTTCGTAAAGTGCGGCAATGTCCAGAAAGAAAGTATTTGTTTGAGGTTCGTATAGGCTTTTCTCCCAGTTTGTCAAATACCCAATTGAAAACCCTTTGATATACCCTTCTTCCAGCATCCAAGAATCTGACCAAGACTTTGACACGTACCCGCGCACAAAAAGACCGTCCTGCATTGGCTCGGCTTCCAGGATTTTACCTACTGCTTTATTTTCGTTGTGATTGTGTAGGAGGGTTCCGTACCCGTTTTTCATGTATCCGCTTACAACATCTTCACTCCAATTGTAAGCTGCCACAACATCACCCAAAAGGTCTTTACTGGTCTTGTTTGCGTACCCTTCGACATAGATTCCATATTCAGGAACCATTGATTTAAGCCTTTCCGGTGGATCTATCGCCTTGTATTCCCATGCTGTAAATACCGTATCCTGCTTTACTTTGTCCAAAACCTCGGCCATATGTACGATTTTCAACAAAAATCTACTTATTGCACGGGCTTTGGAATGGTGGCGGGTTGGTGGATTGACGTTTTTGACGGATAATTAGAATATTGCTATCTACTTTTTACCTGTTACCCTTCTCAATTTTCTTTCAGTCAATCCCCACTTTATCCGCAATTGCTCACAACTCATGCCCTTTTGGGAGTCCTCCCGTATCAATGCCGCCGTCAATTGCTCATAGGTCATGTTTAGCAACAAAGCCAAAGGGTCTTTGGGTATGTCAGTAATACTAGACGCTTTAGCCCCGGAAATGCGGTTGTAAAAAATCACAATCACTTTTTCGATGTCGATGCGGGTAGACTCCCGTCGTGTATAGCCCATTTGATCCAATTTTTAATATCCTTCAAATCTGCGCAGCATTCAGAGCCGCGCCAAAATCCAAGCTGAAACAGCGTCTTTGCATCCTCCCAGGTGATTTCCTGCTCTGCCATGTCGGCAATGACTTGCTTTTGTTCGTCAGTTAAATGTGTAGTCCTGATCATTGTATTGTGTTTTCGCTTTCTTCAACCAAAGTTACGGGTGTGCTTACAAAACTTCCCCGGTGATCCTTTACCGCCAATGCTTTGAAAAGTTTGTACCCGTAATAATCAACGAGCACGGGTTTACGAAAATCGAGTTCCTTGTAATCCTGCTCAGTGAGCCAAAGCAGTAATTCAAAGTCAGCCTTTTTGTAAAAATCCTTTACAATTTTCAGCCGCCAAAATGAGGTGTAAAAGTCGCCATTGCTTGAGCCGTACACCGGACGGTAGAACCCGGCCACGCTCACCCGGCGCGTGGTCCACTGTGAAAGGTACCCAAACTCTGAAATTGCCGCACCTTCATAAACGAGTTGGTAAGGGTCGCCGCTGCTGTTCAACTGCTCGACTAGCCCGTGGTTGTACGCTACCCGATACCCAAGTTTTTTACTCAGTTTGCCGTCTTCGTTGTCCCATAGCGCCATAAGTGCGGGGGTTGCGTCAACGCTGGAACCGTCAGGCAGAAACCCGATTTCCTCAATTGTGGTGTCTCGCTCAATGGTAGGTTCAAAGATTGGGTTCTCAAGGGTCTTTGTTTCCTCTTTTGCGCCCCCGGTGTCAACGAGCTTTGACCAAATTTGTACGGGAAAATTCCTGCTTTCGATGAATGAATCAGAACTTTCTTTGAATTGTAGCCGTAAATACCGCTCATGCGCCTCTGATATTTCGCGTTTGACCAAAGAGCCGCCCTGTACTTTGTCAGTCAAGTCCAGAGCAGAGTTTAGAAAAAAGCCCTCCATTACGGTCGCGTCAATACTGGCTTGGTAAGGCGGGTAAAGGCTGATTGTTTTTGTGTTGAAGTCTGGTTTAATAATGCCGCTGACCATGTGCTGCATTCCTTTGAATAAATCCAGGGCATTCAAATTGGGGTCGATCAAATCGCCTAAGTTAATGGTGTCGTTTTCGATGTAGCGGGGTGGATCGGGTTCAAATCTCAGTCTTCCACCTGGTGAAATACTCCAAGGGTAGTCAATACCCCCCGGTGTTATGTTATCGGTGTATCCTGCGTACACGCTGAATGTATCACCCTGATTTACATTCTCAATCCTAAAGTCAATATTTACCGTTACGGTTTGCGCTTCGCCTGGAATGCCTTGGATTTGCTCAAGCAAAATTATATCGCCAGATGTTACAGCACTGCTCCAAATAAGAAGCAATGACCACGTTGCGCCCGGTAAATTTGCAGGGGTTTCAGCCAGTTCAATGACAAGGCTCATCCTCAAATTCAAGTCAATTTCATTTTGACTTGCGGTACCAGAAGGGTAGAGGTAGCCCCCTGGAAAATTCAGAATGTTGTCGTACAATCCAAAGGGATCATAAATTGTATCTGGGAAAATAAGGTTGCTCATTGTCCCGTCTAAATCCATGCTACCATTGTTACCTACCGTTACCCGCAAAGGGTCTTGTTTGCCGTCGTAACTATACCAATGCTCACCCGAAATGTACCCATAAAGGCGATTGAAGGGCCAAACATCCCAAGTACTACTTTCAAATTGCCAGCCGATAGCACAAAAACAGGCCCGCATGACCTTGGTAAGATTGAACCACATGCGCAAATCCTTGAGTGTTGCGCTTCCTTCCTGGTTCCAACCTCCGTAACTGGCAAGTGTTGGGGTTGCCATTATTGTGGTATCGCTCCAAGCCGCTGCAATTTCTGCATCTGTGTACTCGAATTCCCCCAAATCAACGTCCCTAACTCGCAACCTTTGCAGTTTTTCAGCCCAATTTGAGCCGTAAATTTCTACTTCGTAACCTTCATCCTTGGTTTCTGTCAGTCTGATTTCGTCAAACTCCAAGATTTCACCATTGTCCCACACCCATACATCAATTGCCCCTGTATAGTCTGCAAAGAAATAGTCATTACCCGGTGACCGTGGAAGCGTAAAAGACAAAGCAACTTCTTGGCTTACCTTGTTCTCTGTATCAAGCTCACTACGGCTCTTTGACTTGCGTATGCCGTAATCCTCCGGCAAATCAAAATAAAACTCACCATCGGTTAGTAAATGCGCAGGGATGCCAGAAATTTTCTTTGCTTTTATCATTTCGTTGGTGTAGATTTGTGGCGTTGTGAATTATGAGGTTTAGTTTTTATGTTCATGAAGTAGAGTAAACATGTCACTGCGGGGGTTAATAGCCCCCTTTTTTATTTGTGCCAACGGGTTCCAGATGCACTTTTAAACACGCCTTCAAATCGCTTATCCCCTCCCCTGTTCATATTTACAAAGTTACCTCTAGTCATCTGCAAACGCTCCAACTTCGATACTGTTCCCGAACTCGTTTCCACTTGCTTGATCCGGTAAATTTGTGGGCTTCGTTGTAGTTGCTCAAACATGCCCCGGTTGAGTTCGTTGATGGGTTCGGAAATGTATACCAATTCGTTTTGTGCGTCGGTGATGGTGTCTACCTTGGCAACGTCATGTATCTGATCTTCATAGTCACGGCCCCCAGGCTCAAATATTCTGGTTGATGCCGTAACGCCCTGATTGAGTGCTCTCAATTCTCCAAATCTGATGCTATCAAAGCTCCCAAGATCGCCCATGTAAATAATAACTTCTTTGCAATCGCAATCCTGGTGTGAAAATGTTCTGACTAACTTTTCAGAATACGCGATTTTCTCGTCAGCATCTGTGTAGGCGAATACCTGAATATCTACGCTATCTGCTGTATCAAGTAGGCCCGTATACGATCCGTTGAGGGTGCCAATGGGTACAAAAAAGAAACGGTGATCGTCGGTGTCGGGCGAAGCCGCTACTGTTTCGGTAGTTTCTCCAATGTGAATTGTGAACTCAATTAGGAAAGGATCAGCCGTTCTCCATGCGCCATCATTGACCAAGTAAATACCGGCCAATTCAAAAAAGTCATTGCACAGATACCGCCTCAAAGGGTTGCCTGTTACCCACTTTACTAGTGGATCACCTGGGCCAATGTCGCTGGGATCGCTGGTGTATGGCGCAAACCCCAATTGATCGGTGGGTTGAAAGATGGAGTTGATAAGGGTAAACAAATCGCCTTGTACAACTTCTTCCACGTCTTGTTGGCAAATGCTGTTTTGGTTGATCAGCGCCGCTTTAAACAAGATGTCCAAATAAAAATTATCCTCAGCCCAAAATAGCAGATCGGTTTTGGGTTCGTAGGTATTGAATAGGAATGCGGGATCGAACTTGATTGAGCAAACCCCGTTTACCCCGCTTGGATCAATCGCCGCACTTTTACGGCCCACAATGCGCGTTGAATCTGCGTACAAATCCCAAATCACAAACTTACTTTTTCTGCTTTCGGTGGTGCCGTTGGTGCTGGAAACTGACGGCGGGTTGGTGAGTGCGCCAAATACAAAGGTGAAGGGATCAAGCGCCCCCGGCTTTGACCTGGTTGCGGTCACTACGGCCCCGGCATGAGTTACAACCCAGTCCAGAAAATCGGGGTTGATCGAAAGCATCCCTGCAAAATTGGCGGCGGTGTCTTCTTTGGCAGCTTCGTGGTGGTAGGTGAGCGCCGTAAAAGGAAACGCTGAATCGGTGGTAAAGAGCGAATCCACTACAATCACCTCAATTGCATCGGCTTCGGCCCCGTCAACAAAGGTGAGCGTGAACGTTGCAAAAGCGTCCGCGCTGTTCAGGAAATCCGTAGTGCCTAACAACCATTCCAGGTACTTGCTCTTTGGCTGTGGCACTGTGTCGGCTGGTTGCTGTGTTATGGTGAAACTCATATCTTGCTTTTTTGTTCTGCCTGTGCAATCCTTTCATTTTCCCGGTTGGCTACCACTAGCCCGGCCTCAACCCCTCGTTTGGCTCCTATCCCAACGGCGGCGGCCATGTTCTGGATCGAGTTGGCATCTATTGTAACGATGCTGATACCCCCCGACACACCCACATTCATTTTAGAGAAATTCGGCTCAAGCAATCCCCCTTGCTCAAACTTAACGCCATAGCCCCGGTCGGCATTGATGGCAGATAATACAATCCGTTTGCCTGGGAAGTTTACCGCGCTGAGTTGCTTTAAAATAGGGTAGTAGCGGCCTGTGTTGTGCTTGTTGATGATGGCGGTTCCTCCTTGGCCGTCGTCGCCTATCCATTCCCCGCCCTCAGCTTCAATGGTGGTGTTTCCTACTTGCACGGGCGTTCCTCCATGTGCGTGACCTGGGCCTTTTATGATCATACCCCTGGCTGCTTTTTGGGCGCTGATTTGGGCGATTTGGGAAGTTGTGGTAAAGGTTAGAAATGCAATTTGGGCAGCCTTATACAAAGCGCCCAGCGGATCAGGAATAATTGATGGAGTGGCCAAGATATTTACCGTACCGGATGCCAGCGAAGCCAGAGCCGCGGCAATCCTGAACCGCTTTTGCTGTTCAAACTCTTTCTTTCTGATACGCTCCTGCTCTGCTGCAAGCTCTTTTTCAAGCTTTTCTTTTTTCTTGGTGTTGTCCCCTGCAAGCTCAATTTCTTTGGCGTAACGCTCTTCGATGGCGTTTAATTCGGACTCATTTCGAGCACTGGCAAGGCCAGAAATTGCAGCCCCGGCCTCTGTGAGCGTGTCGAAGAATCGGCCAGATGTAAAGAAGTTTCCAAACTCTTCGAGCAAAGCATCTAGGCTTACCTCTAAATCTGTCCTGGTTCTGGTGGTGAATTGCTGTACACCTTCACCTATTTCTTTTCCAAGCTCTGCAAGGCGATCAAGTAGGCTTGTTCCAACTACCCGCAAGCCCTTTTCAGATACTTGCACCTGCTTCAAAACTCCGTCCTCGGTTACAGTTTGGGTACGCTGGAAGGTTCTTTGCGAAGCATCCTGTATTTTTTGCGCTTCTCCTATGAATCCGGTTAGGTTGTCAAGCAGTGCTTTTTGTTCCTTTTCGGCCTTGTTAAGTTGGTCTTTAGCGGCAAACAGACGTTCAAAAAGTGCGGGCTGATCCTTTGGGGCTGCCTTATCAATTTCTTTTTCCAGTTTTGACACCTCACCCCGTAAAAATGCAAGCGAGCCTTTGCCAAATTCTTCAACAACCTTTTTGGCCTTAGTGGTGCTTGTGGTGCTTGTGGTGATTTTGTCAATTTTCCCTGCTGCCGTCTCGGTTTCTTTGCCAAATTGGAACACTTCACCTTTGCCCGTGTTGGCAAGATCAATAAATGTTTTTAGACCCTTTACGCTCTTGTCTTGCGCTCCAAAAAGGCGGGTAATGGGTGCGGAAAGTGTCTCAAAGAAGCTGGATATATTGCGCTTGGAAGAATCAAGCAGCCCCAAAAAAGCTTTGTAGGTACTCAGTAATAAGTCAAAAGGCAACCTAACCAGGTCGCCCGCTTTTTTCAATAAGCCCAAAGTAGCAACAAACCCGCTTGATTCTTCGTTTGCTATCCCTATTGTTTTGGAAAAATCGCCAATCAAATCAACCAGCGGCTTGAATGTTTCAATCAAATCCTGACCCGCTGTGATAACCTGTAAAAGAATGTCGAGTAATTGGGTTTGGGCTACTGTGGCAAGGTCGCTTAAGTTTGCCCCGGCCCCACCCAAGGCTTCGCTGATTTCTACGACCTTTCGATTGAATGCGGTATTTACATCAAGGGTGCGAAGCTGTGCGACTTGGTATTCATTGGTGGTGTCAATAAGCGATAGGGTAGCGGTGTCAACATCTTTCAGGGACTTGATAAATTTTATCCCTGCGTCCTCACCCGCGCCTCTGAATACATCCGCAAGCACTGCCCCGGCCTTTGGCCCATTCTCCTGGACTGTTTCAAGTTGCTTGGATACCTCTGCGATAGCCCCGCCAATACCTCGTTCACCAATTATTTTTTGGATTTCTTCACCACTGATTCCAATTCCCTCCAGCGCCTTGAGTGTGGCCGGGGTAAGTTCTCGCAAGCTCAGAGCCGCTTCTTTTACCGCGTCTGCTCCTTTATCGGAGAAAACCCCCTCGGTTGCTTGCCTGTTGGCGATCTTAAAAAACTGATCCGCGTTTAATCCAGCCTCTTGAAAAAGACGTGGATACTCTCTAACAGTGTCCAGAAATTCCCCGTTAGCATTTGATCCAGCAACAAAACCTTCTTCGATCCTGGTTAAAGCTTCGCCAAAGGTGATGTTGAAAGCATTGGCAACGGCATTGGCACTTTCTACAATTCGGCTTTGATCCTCTCCGAATGTGTCAGCGGTAGCCTTAATTCTTGCGGTAAAGTCGTCTAAGTCTGCCCCGGTGGCGTTGGTAAGTGTTGAGATTTCGCCCCGCAATTCTCGGATGCCTTGCACCAATTGGTAGACATTTTGCAAGGCCCCTATCAAAGCCTCTCCTATTGCCGCTGCTGCACCTGGGATTGAGGCAAAGGCGGCAATATCAAACCCTGAAAGCTGGGTGAATACACCTTGGAAAGCTTCGCCGTAGTTACCAACATTGCGTTGGAATTGCCCCAATGATGCGTCAATGTCCTTGAGTTCCCGGTCAAGTTCTTGAATGCGTTTGATCGTTCGCTCTCCAAATGCGCCCTGCCTTTCCTCTGCTGTCAGGTCTTTGTAGGAGTTGCGAAGTCGTACCAATTCAGCATTCAGTGCCCGGTAAGAGTTCTTGCCCTGATCCGCATTTTGTTTGAATTGGTTGATAGCGTTGCGCTCTTCCTGACGCTGCTCTTGCTGAATTGCTTTTAGCGCTGCGATCTGGTTTCCGAGTCGCTTGTATTCGTCGGTGTTGAACTTCTCAGCCTGTCGGGCTTTAGTGGTGTCCCGTATGGCCTTAGCCAAATCCTCCTGACTATTGACCGCCGTTTTAACGCCTTTTATCTCGACTTCGTAAACCAGAACCTTTGTCATGCTGCTATTTTTCGTGCTTCTTCAATCGCTGCTTGGTAGATTTCATCGAAGTTCTCCACCAAAAGCTCGAATACCTTGAATTGCTCTTCGATGATTTTTTCCGCATTCATCTCAAGGCCAAACTTTATCCACTCAGTACGCCGCCCGTTCTTGGTGAATGCGTATGCCCCAGGCAGCGGGAACCCAAGTACAGCGGCTTTATTGAGTGTCAAAAACGTGAACCGCTTTAGATTCGACTCCGAAAGCCCAGGCTTTACCACTCTGGCCCACTGCAATAACCTTGCCTCAGCCGCTGCGCTTGTGTCTACCTTACTCGCCGGTATTCCTGTGTCCAAATCTAAAAGGTAATCGTTGCCCTCTATGCCGATTCGCAAAGTATCTCCGACACTTTCGACAACTTTTGCCTTTAATGAGGCGATGCCCCTGCCTGTTGCAACATGGCCCTGCTCCCTCAATTCGTCCTTGCCTTTCTCAGCGATGGCCTGGACTGCGTTTAGGGCAATGCCTACCAATTCCTGATACGTGACTATCCGCATGACTCGCAATTTGTGACGGGAACAACTGAGCTAGTGGGGTCGCTGTACTTCATTCGGGTTTCAATGGTTTCGCATACTTGGATTGTAAACTCAACTGCATAACCTCTTGCGCCTCCAATAGCTCCGTCGCTGTATTTGGTGAACTTCCAGCGTTCAGGTGCGGTAATGAGGTTTTCAAGCCATTCCCCCGGCTCAAATTCATACGTGAATTTCCCGGCCTCATTGGCAATCTTCCAGGCTGATTCCCCAGGCGTTTGCCAGTACTCGCCTTGCGCATAAGCAAAAACTGAATGATCCATCAATTGCCGAATGAACGAGCGCAAAAGGTAGAGCGTATTTTCAAATGTGCTTTCGGTTCCCAATACCTCCGGTGGGCAATTCTCGCAGGTGTTGCGATCAAAAGCCACTACCAACAAATCCAAGTAAATCCGGTCGCTTCTGATGGAGTTGGTATAGGCCCCTGTTTCCTGTATGACAATCCCAGGGTATTCAAAGAACATCTTAGATGGATCGCTACCCGCTGCATCCCAATTACGGGAAAAGAAACGCCCGGCTTTGTAATCGCCATACGTGGCCCCCAATGACGGGTGCATGACGCTTGGTTGCATGTCGTCTACAAAAGCAGCAAAGGAGTTGACCCGGTGAGGCACCCCCTTTTTGTTTTGTTCCCGTGATGCCATTTGAGCCACGATCTTGCGGCAAATGGCTATGAAGTCAGCCTTGGTTAGTACTTTCACACCCGTGAATTTTTAAGTGAAGTAAGAAAAACAAAATCCTCAAAGTCGCTCTTCCAAAGTGATTCCATTCCTCCTATGTACCATTGTTCCCGCAGTGCTGCATCGAGTAGCAACCGCCACCCCATCAGCTCAAACGCTTCCCGCGCCGCCGCTTCACGATCCCTGGTTTCTTTCGACTTAGTTCCTGAACCTTGATAGGGCGAACCGTTCCAGAAGAATTGGTAATCTGGTTTTGCAGCCAAAGCAAGTACGAATTGATCAAAAAAAAACGAAGGGTTAAGACTTCGGCGGCGGTTACGGTTCTGAAAGTTTGCATCCTGTCGTTTAGGAATGATTCCAACTCTTTACGGTTCCAGGGTAGCGCCTCCCCTTTCTTGCGTACAAGTATTGCCAGTTCTCGCAGCCCCAAAGTGAAGTCCATGCTACCAAGGGCAAACTTTTTTTCTTCCAGGTTCTTCTCTGCAATGCGCCTGAACTCAAGCACCTCTATTGCTTCGCCTGTGCTTACCCCTTCCAGTGTCAAAAACTTAGCCGCTTTGAGTTGATCTAATTGGTATTCTTCGCCACCGACAACCAACTTAAAAACTTTGTCCTTGAGCGTTTCAGGCTTGAAGGTGTTGATAACTGTGTTCAGGTGTGCGTATAGGCGCATAACAGATAGATCGTCGCCTAGCGTGACAGTAAAGCTGTTCAAAAACAATTCGTCAAGCGGTTCGTCAAGTGAAAACGGTAAATCCCAAATCCAATCCCCGTACACGTAAGCCAATGCCCTGGTGATTGATAATATTGCGGCCTGGCTGTCTTCGGTTTCTTGCGCGGTGAAGTATTCCTGCTCTTGGTCTTTGAAGTCACAAAACGCCTCCCACGGTATTTCATGTGCGGTAAGCGGTAGATTGATGGTGGCCCCGGTGGATAGTTTTGCAATCATTAGCCGCAAGATTCACATTCACCAGACGTTTCCCGCCCGGCTTTGGCTGAATAATCGGGTTCCTTTGCGTACTCGCTTGGCTGCTTGGCTTGCTTTGCGGGTATCTCTTTGGGTTGATGGTTTAGTCCTTCCTGGTTCAAAAAGAAGTCCACCACACGCGGTTTGTCGGCTATGTAGAACTCACCCAATGAAAGCATCATTGAACGCCAGAATTGCGCCCTAAACCCTGCTTCTTTGGCATCTTCGTAGGCTCCCAAGAGTGCGTTAAAAATCGCCTCTGCTTCGGGGTGTACCCACTCGCTTTGTTGGCTTTCGCCTGTTTGCTCAATTTCGGTTTTGACTTTTGCCATTATGTTTGATTTATCCTTTACCTGTTTTCATTTCGCCCGGTCTTGGAACATGCTTCACGATCCAGGTGAACCCATACCGCCCAGCGTCCAAACTGTGGTTGTATTGATCTATTGGGGTGTCGCTTTTCTTGTCGGCCCACACGTAGTTGTCAAGCTCGTTTTTGATGTTGGGGCTGTCGGACGTGACAATGATTTCGTAATCCTTCATGTCCTTGATGCCCTGAATAATGGAGTTTGGCCCTTTCTTTGCCTCAATGACTCTGAACCCTTTCGAGCGCAAAAACGCCACCGTTCGCTTTTCGTTGGTGTCCGATACAATGGGCTTGCTCTTATCCGGTATCGCGTCGGTCATCATCCGTAGAAGCCCCTCGTTTGAAAGCTCCGTTTCGTAAATCAGCTCTTTGAGGTAAATCTTTTTCCGCTTTCGATCAACTGCAATCTTCACAAGTGCAAGCGGGTCAGGGAAGTACCCAAAGTCCATAGCGTAAATATACGGCAACTTTTCATCAAATACACCCTCGGCCCAATCCTCATAAATTACACCCTCTGCTTTTTCAATCCACTGGCCAATGATGTAGTGGGCATACTTCTTGGGGTTGTTGGCCTTGAGGTCGTAGATGCGACGCAGGTAAGACTCCGAAAGGTTGTCTTTGTTATCCAGGTACGTGACGTGAATATGCGTAACGTCTGGGTGTGTGGAGATGCTCACGGGCACCCCGTCGATAATTTCAGTCCTGCGGGTGTCTTGAATCCAACGCTTATAAACCCAGTGGTTTTTATTAGTCGGGTTCATAATCAAAATGATCAGGTTTGTTTTGTTTTTATCCCTGATCGAAAGGTCGATTTTGTCAAATTCGTCCTCGTTGGTCAATTCCTCCGCTTCATCCAGCACAAAAATGTTGGCCTTGATTGACTTGAGCTTTGCGGTTTGGGATTTGGAACCAGACTTCAAGCCCCTGAACGATACCGCTGATCCAGTAGATCCGCAATAAACATCGTTTTTCTTTTGGGTAAAATAGGGGTGAAGGTTTTGAATGTCGATCTTTTCAGCAAATTCCAGGACTACCGAATCGTTTGCCGCCGCCATTGTGTAGCGGGTGTACAAAATGCGCTGGTTGTGATGCTCTGCCATGATGCGAGAACAAAGAAGGGTAATAGCAAAAGATTTAGCAGCGCCACGACCACCAGATAGCAGGACGTAGCGAGTTTTTGGAGCTTCAAAAAGGGGGGCAAACTTTTCATTTACTCGGATTTCACCCATACTATTTTTGGAATGTCTGCCAATTCTGTGGTGCCTCCTATGGCTCCGATCTCAACCAGTTTTCTACCATATCCCCTACTTGCGCCCTTGGTTTCCAAGTACCATTTAATCAAAACGTTGTCGCCTTTCTCAATGGCTTTCATTAGGGCGTTTTCGGCTATGTCAATGTTTTCTTCTTGTAGCCTCATTACCGCGTCCCGGTATTCTCCGTCTTTCTCCATCCATCGGGCATGGGTTCCACGGTCAATCCCAACCTCTTTGGCTGCATACTTTACGACACAATAATGCTCCGATAAAGATTTGAGCATAGCCGCCTTTTGTGCTGCAATTGTGCGCTTCTGTGAATCCCTTGATTTTGCCCTTTCCTCCGGTGTGAATCCTCCTTTACCCATTTAAAAGGCTTTTGATAGTTGAAACAATATCCTTTAAATTGTAGATGGCTCTATACAAAGATTCATAAATCATGTTTTGGCGCGGCCTGTTCTCCCAGATGTGCACGGTTTTTTCATTGATAGTAAACCAAACTTCCTTGTCTCTGAATGTGTTGTGCTTTGATATTTTGCAAGTGCCATAAGCTACCATGTTGTTTGAAAGATCATGCAATTGAATGTCACTTGCTGTGGTTGTGTGCCAATCACCATTATTTAAAGCAATGTTCAGGATTTTCAACAACTCTTCGTTTGATAGATCACTAAAGGTTCTTTTGTTGCTCATTAGTCTACGGTTTAAATTCAAAATCAGTTACCCCTCTCAACAAGTAATCCCACATCTGCTCCAAGTACGCTTCACCATGCTTTTGGTACAATCGGTACTCTTTGACAAATTTGTGCTCCAGGTGTCCAGCCTTTTAACTTGCT